CGTGATAATATAAAATTTACACAGTGCTTTTTACCGTTACGTTAATCATTCTGTCATGTCTGGCAGTCTTACTTCCTCGACCGGTACGCGAGACCGGCGAGCTAAGGAAATCAAAGTCCCCGTCCCACCTAAGGACGATGAGAAAGAATTTAGAGGCGTCAAACTAACTGTGATACGACAGAGTTTAGACGAAGTAGAAGCTTTAAACGACAACGTTTTGGTTAGAGTAGGTGCTCGAGCCTTAGCGATTGAACCGAAGTACAAGCTTGGCTATGGAGATCTCAATCCCTTATGGCTTGATTATAAGATCCCCGAAAGATGCTACCCCATTTGGGCCGAAGAAGGTTACTTTCCAATCTGCAGTCCTGGCGCCAGAAGCCAACCCCACCCCAATTTGGGAGCGGGGCGCAACTTAGCCGAGATCAATTTAGTGAAAGAAATCGTGAAGTATTCAAATACGCTCGGGAAACCAATTCGAGTAGTTGACATCGGGTCGAATGCGATGCGACTTAGAGCAGTCGTTGCTTCCATGGGCGTGGAACACTTCTTTGAAGAAATCCACCACATGATCCCAGTCATCCAACAAGGAGACAAGAGACGGCGTGAACAGGCACGCTTAAGATTCCCGACCTGCGAGTGTCATATGCAAACCTGCCCCCACATCCTCGACGCGGATGTGCTGTTGGCGCAGCACTCTATATACTACGCAACACCGGAGGAGCTGATTGAAATCATCGGACACCGCACCTTATTCGCCACACTGCACCTCATTGATGACGCGTGTGGGGCCCTGCAAAAGGGTGAATTGGTTTGGTATGTCGGCGAAGATGGCTTGGCGCATTGTCGTGCGCAAGGCAATTCGTCGTACTATGTCCACCCAACGAATGCTTGGATGCGTGAAGATGGTTACGTTAGCAACGGGAAAACCCTCGTATGGGAGAGATTGTACAGTGCATTCGAGTCGCATTTGTATCAATTCTCCGTCGTCAACACAGAGTTGACAAAGCCAAAAGGTCTTGAAACTATGGACGAAACCAAGTTAGACGCACTCAACCACCAATTGTCTCATTTGACGAATGAGTTCAGTAGTTGGGATGGCGGCAACTTGCAACAGTTCAAACTTCAAAAAGTGACTCTCCGCTTTGGATTGCCCATCGTCTATGACGCTGATGCCAATAAGCGAGTTTACACACTCCCAAGAGACCTTGTTGGAACGCTTGCCTTGAAGCTGGCAGCATTACCCAGGGATAGAGTTACCATGGGTGTGGCGTTTGACGTTGCAAGGCGATTTCTTGCCAAAAGTGACTACCCACGCGAATTGAGCGCGAAAATCATAACTATTGCAGTCACAATGGCAATGGTGTCTGGAGTTGAAGACACTACCGCAAAAATCGGGCGGTTAAATCAGCTTTACAACCCCCTCTTCAAAGTGCACAATGATGTGTTAAAAGGGGAACCAATTCGCACGTGGAGGTGGTACCACTGGTTTTGGAAAATGGATCCGAGGACTTATTGGCAGCAATGCTGTGGCGACGAGCACCACACTGACGAAGCTGAAACCTACATCGCGTCACGGGCCGTGGGGATCACCCCCCGCGTAACACAACCAACTAGGCTTGAATCTGGTACGAAGTTGTGGCCCGTTTACGAACACAAGTCAACAAACGTAGCGATTAGGGAAGATGCAAAAATCAAGGTGCTTGAAAAAGATGGTGAAGGAGACGTCAGGATGCCCAACGTCGAATTGTATTTGATTGCATTCGATGGGAGCCCTACTACAGCGAAGCGAGGTAAATCCGAGCTTCTCCAAGGTATTAAGGTTAGACTGGCTCGGAAGGTGCCGCCCGAAAACGAGCGCGCCTGGCTTCTTCTCATCGCCAAGTTGGACGATCCAGATTCCATACTCTATGGTTTTAACCACGGGGCGACATATGGCGATATGATCCATGATTCGGATGCTTTGTTCGATGAATGGGTTAAGCGCTACCCGAAGGGTGAACAGACGAAGTTTCGTGCTGCAAGAGCTGATATGAAACGCGAAGGCTACAAGCCTGAGTACAGTAAAACGAGTGCTCATATCAAAGTCGAGAAGTCGGCTATGATATACAGCGATACGGGTGCCGTATTAGACCCGAGAATCATACAAGCTTTCACCCCGCATCACACGGCCACGTGTGGACCCCTCAATTGGGCCACAACGAGCCGGGAGAGGAGAGACTATGATGGCATTGGTTGCTCAGCGTGCTGGGTCAACGGGGAAAATGCCACTCTTGATGGATTTGGCGAATTGTGGCGACTGGCCATCGAAGAAACACCCAATGGGAAAACTTTCTTCGGTGACCACGAAAAGTTTGAGGCGCATTGGGGCGAATTGCGTTTTATGTTCCACGAGGCGGTCGCGCGAAGACAGATAGACGAATCCCAATATTATGACTTCCTACGCCAGGAGATCGTCATGCAAGGAGTAACCCAGGATCACACCATCGCTTTTATCATCGACTGGATCCTAGGTAGCGGGAACACCAAAACAACCAAAGTTAACGGGGAAGCCAACGTGGCCGCTCTCACGCATTCATTTGGTGAACCCAAACGCTACCGCACTTACTTCTTTTACAATGGTGACGATTGGTTAGTTCGAACCAGTGATTTGTTGGGACCCGAAATAATTGAAAATAGAATGTTGGACTTGGGATTTGAAACATCCGTCAATGAAGCCAAAAACGACTACGAGATCGAATTTTGCCAGTTGATTCCATATCCTATCGACAATGGGACAAAAATCGTTTGGGGGCCGAAAATTGGCCGCGTCTTGTCGAGACTACCGTGGAAAAGCAACTCAAATTCTGACGACGACCCGCGCGGGGTCGCTTTGGGGTTGCGCACTAGTGTGTCACATATACCATTCTTACGCGAATACATCGAGAGAATTATCGAGCTCAGCCCACGGGTCAAGGCCGTCAAATCGGAATACAAAACTTACGCTTCCACAGCTTATACGTACGACCATAGTACGATGGCGTTTGTTTATGCCCGATACGGATTAACTGACTCTGACCTCGATGATTTCAAGTCTATGCTCGCTGGTGTATCGTCGTTACGTACGATTGTACACTGGCCGCGCCTTCGCCATTGTGCGGAGGTGGATCAGTAAATCACTCAACTACTGGGGCCGTAAGTGTGGATAGTTGGCCACCCCCCTCATTATATCGGTTAAATAACTTATTCTATTTATTTATATATTTATTTTAGCTATCTGATAGTACCATGCTCACTGGCC